CTTCCGCTCGATGCGGTGCGTGCCAGCGGGGAAATCCGCGAGACGATCGAGCCACCTCCGGCGATTGTGTCCGACCCGTTCGGCTCCACCATCGACAAGGGGCGGCCGACACGGCGTCAGGGTCTCGGTCAGATGATGGTTTCGCTGCTACTCCGGGGCAACGCCTACTGTCTCGTGCTCGCGTGTGACAACCGTGGGCGCCCCACCATGTTGCAGGTGCTGCACCCCGACCGGGTCACCTGTGAGTTCGACGAGGGCGGACGGCGCCAGTACAAGGTGAACCGTGTGCCGGTCCCGGCGGAGAGCATCATCCATGTGATGGGGATGTCATTCCCGGAGGCTGCAACGGGCATGAGCGTGATTGCCTACGCGCGGCAGTCCATCGGGCTCGGGCTGGCCGCTGAAGAATTCGGCGCACGGTTCTTCGGTGAAGGCGCGCACATGACGGGCGTTGTCGAGATCGAGGCTGACCTAGACGTCGAGCGAGCGCGAGGCATCAAAGAGAATTTCTCTGCCTCACACGCTGGCCTCAAGAACTCTCACACGGTCGGCGTGCTCACCGGTGGGGCCAAGTGGAAACCAATCAGCGTTACGCCGGAGGACGCACAGTTCCTCGGCACGCGTGCGGCTCAAAACTTGGATATCGCCATGTTGTTCGGCGTGCCGCCGCACATGCTTGGGCAGGTCGACAAGACAACCTCTTGGGGTACGGGCATCGAGCAGCAGGGCCTAGGGTTCCTGGCTTACACGCTGTCGGCGTGGCTGGGTCGTTTCGAGGATGCGTGGTCCGCCATGCTGCCCCGCCCTCAGACTGCCGTATTCAACGCCGATGCACTACTTCGCACGGACACTGCCGGGCGGTACGCGGTCTACACGGCGGCTCGCTCGGTCGGCATTCTCACCACCAACGAAATCCGTGCGCTGGAGAATTATGCGCCGGTTGACGGTGGGGACAATATCGCCGCTCCGCTGAACTCCTCGGCACCAAAAATGAAGGACAACGAAGCGTCACCGACGGCGCCGAAGGCAGATGCATTGGGGGCGGTACTGTGACCGATTTTTCGAGCCGTAGCCAGCGGCGAAACGTCCGCGAGGACCGCAACCGGCCCTTTGAGGGCATGGAGCTACGCGAGGTAGAAACCGGCTCCGGCGGTACGACGCTGCGGTTTACTGGCTACGCGTCGGTGACCGAAACGCCGTACGAAATGACTGACTGGCTGGGCGACTACTCCGAGGTTATCCGGCGTGGCTCGTTTTCCAAGACTCTCGCCGAGGATGCGGACGTCCCGTTCAAATTGAACCACGACGGTATGACGCTGGCTCGCACCAAGAGCGGCACCATGCGGCTCGCTGAGGATTCCACAGGGCTGCACGTCGAGGCGGACCTAGATCCGCGTAACGGGCAGGTCGCGGACATTCGCAGCGCGATGGAGCGAGGCGACCTTGACGAGATGAGCTTTGCATTCCGCGTGACCCGTCAGGAGTGGTCTCCGGACTGGACGCAGCGAGACATTACCGAGGTGAACCTCAACAAGGGGGATGTCTCGATCGTCAACTACGGGGCTAACCCGCATACGGCTGGCCTTACCTCGCTACGTGGCCTCATGGCCGGTGGCCCGCTTACGCGGGAAATGCTTGCGGAGCTACTCCGCGAGTCTCCCGAGCTTGAGTCTCTGATTGCAGAGCGCAACGCGCCGGTTGAGCCGGTGGCGACTCCCGATCTTCCGCTGTATGAGGCGCGACTCCGCGCCCTCAATCTTTGAGCCTGGCAGTAAATTTACTGCCCTGCTCTGCCCGCCCGGTTTACGCCGGAGCCTACGCCGGATCCCAAGCAACAAGGGACACCACCTAGGCCACCACCTAATTCAAGTGGTGGGCGATTCGCAAGAATCCACCCTAGGAAAGGTCCCTAATGGACAAGCGTTCCCTTATTGCTGATCTCGTTGCCAAGCGCTCTGCTGAGCGTGCCAAGCTGGACACCCTTATTGGGGAGGCTCGCGGCGCCGACGCCGGTAGCCTGACCGATGGGCAGCGCGCTGCGTTTGATGCTGGCGAGACTGAGATTCGTGAGCTGGACGAGCGGATTGCCGAGCTTGACGGGCAGGTTCGCGCGGATGAGGCTGCGGCGGAGGTTGCCAAGCGCTACGCGCCGAAGGCTGGCGATGGCGTCCAGTCGGAGCCGGAGATCTACCGTTCCGGTCTCGGCGGTAACTCGTACTTCCGCGACATGTGGAATTCGCGCCAGAACGGCGACACTGCGGCGATGGATCGTCTGGTCCGTAACAACCGGGGTCGGGCGGCCGAGCAGCGTGCACTGACCACGGTGAACGGCGCCGGTGGTGAGTTCGTTCCTCCGCTGTGGCTTGAGCGGGAGTTTGTCAAGCTCGCTCGCGCGGGTCGCGTTACCGGCAACCTGGTTCCGACTAGTGCGCTTCCGGCGGGTACCGACTCGATTAACGTCCCCAAGGTTGCGACTGGCACGGCCGTTGCGGTGCAGGCGACGCAGAATACGGGCGTTCAGCAGACCGATCTGACCACCACGTCGATTTCGTCCAGCGTAACGACTATCGCGGGTGGCCAGACTGTCTCCCTCCAGCTCATCGAGCAGTCGCCGCTGAACGTTGACGACGTTGTTCTGACTGACCTCGCTGCGGCGTACGCCACTCAGTACAACACGCTGATCCTGTCTGGCTCCGGCTCCGGCGGTAACCCCACGGGCATCTTTACGCTGTCGGGTACGAACGCCGTTGCCACGTCCGCCGCTACCCTCACCGGTATCTACGGCGCGATTGCCAACGCTATCCAGCAGGTGCACACTAACCGGTTCCTGCCGCCGGACACGATCGTCATGCATCCGCGTCGGTGGGCTGGCATGCTGGCCGCTGTCGATACAACCGGCCGTCCGCTGGTTGTCCCGAACGCCAATGCCCCGATGAACGCACTGGGTAACCAGGATGGCGTGATGTCTCAGGGCTACGTTGGCACGATTCAGGGTCTGCCGGTCTACGTTGACGCGCTCATTCCGACCAACGTCGGCGCTGGCACTAACCAGGACCGCATCATCGTTTGCCGCATGGCCGACCTGATGGCCTGGGAGGGCAACGTCAAGGCGGAAGCCTTCCCGCAGACGTACGCGAATCAGCTTTCCGTGTTCGTCCGCCTGTACAACTACATGAGCTTCCAGCCTGCCCGATACCCCAAGTCGATTTCGGTTATCGACGGTACCGCGCTGGTTCCGCCCACGTTCTAAGTGGTCCCGTAAATGGCCGGGGGTGGTGGGTAAATTTACTCGCCGCCTCCGGCCGTTGGCTGAGAGGAATTCATGAACCCCATTAATTACGCGCGCGGTCTTGCCGATGAGTTTGACGGCTGCCTCCGCTCCGGCGACAAGGAACGGGAAGCGGCGGTGCGCGAGTCGCTAGCTTGGGTCGCTGGCGAGCTGGGCAAGATTGCGCCGGAGTCGCTGAGTGGCGAGATCCGCGAACTGTATGACGCGGCCAAGTCTGCCGTTGTCGATGCGCTGGCCACCAAGCCTAAGCGCGCGAGCGCGGCTAAGTCCTAGGGGGTGCCGTGCCGCTGATCTATTTCACTGGGCAGGATGTTGCACTCACCGCGAGCCCGCTCGACGACAGCGGCAGCCCCGCGCAAGGCGCTGTGAGCGTCTCTCTGGCCGTTACAGACCCGTCCGGGGGAGTTACCCACCCGGCACCCTCCGGACCCGTCTCAGGGGCGTACACGGCCGTTGTGCCTAGTGTGGGCTCCGCCGGGGTCTGGCTGGCTCGCTGGACGGCTACCGGCACGGGCGTGAGTTGGGTTTCAGAGACTCAGTTTCAGGTGCGTGCCGCTGGCGTTGAGCAGCTAGTAGACCTGCCCAGCGTCAAGGCTCATCTGAACATCCCGCCGGGCGACTCCCGCCAGGATGATGAACTACAGGGTTTCATCCTCGCTGCGGCGGAGATTGCCCGTAACCACTGCGGCCCGTTCATCCCCGAGACGCATACGCAGTATTTCGACGGCGGGCGCTCGACGATCGTCCCGGATTTCACCCCGATTACGAGCGTGCTGAGCGCGACGGAGTATTACGGGCTTTCGGCATTTCCGCTGACTGAGCAGCCGCTGAGCGGGCAGGTGAGCGCGTTTGGCTTCACTGCCGACTACGACACGGGGCAGATCACCCGGCGGACGTTCGGGGGCGAGGCGGCAGTGTTTGCCTATGGCTCCAAGAACATCAAGGTCGTCTACACGGCCGGTCGTGCTGGCGCTGTCCCGTGGTCCGCGAGACTCGGCGTGCTGGAGTTGATCCGGCATCTGTGGCAGATGACTCAACAGGGCGGCGGGCGGCCTAAGTTCAACGGCGGAGCCTATGACGGCGGTGAGGGAATGGTGCCTACTGGCTTCGCCATTCCGTCCCGCGTGCTGGAGCTGTGGCAGCCGTACTACCGGGGACCGGGGATCGCATGAGTATCCCTAGCTCGACGGCGCCAGCGGTCCGACAGTGGCTTTTCGATCAGTTCACCGCGAGCCTCGCGCCCGACCCGGTGAACCCCTATGCCTCGCTGCTGGTGTGTTTTGACCAGCCGGGCCCAAATGAGCCTGACGACATCGTGGCTGTCGGCAAGGTGCGGCGACAGCTACACGTTGCGGCCATGGTCGGCGGTGGTGGCGCTGGCTGGCTCGATGAGGCGTACACGGTCGAAATCGTCATTGACGTGTTCCGTGGCGCCGACAGCGGCCAAGTGGCCTACTCCCGCGCAATGGACCTGGCTAACGCCGTGGTCGCTATCGTGCGCGCTGATCTGACGCTTGGTGGCCATGTGATCCGGGCGGTGCCCAAGGGCGACGACGCGGAGGTTGCTTGGGATACCGAGCACGGCGGAAAGCTCGCGACGGTAACTGTCGAAATCGAATGCGTTACGAGGATCTGATGCCTGACTTCACTTACAGCGGCGAGGACGCCCGCTATTACCCGTCTCTCTCGCTGAGCGTAGCTCCGGGCGACACGGTGACTCTTGATTTCGACCCTGGCGACGGCCGTTTTGTTGCTGCCAAGGGTTCCCGTAAGTCTGCTCCGGCGGACACCACTCCGGAGGTTGGTCAGTAATGCCCAAGGCAACAGCGAATTCATTTCTCGGCATCGCTAAGGAAACCGTCCCGGGAACTGCGGTTCCGGCGACCAATTTCATCCCGGTTACGCAGATCACTCCCAAGGACAACCTGAGCCTTCTGGACGACAAGGGTTACAGGGGCTCGCTGGTTGACGTCTACGACCAAATTGCGGGCGTGCTCAATGGCACGGTCGATTTTGACGGCGATGTCTTCCCGGACACCATTGGCTTCCCGCTGGCTGGCATCCTCGGCGATGTGGTCACGTCCGGCGCGTCCGCCCCGTTCACGCACACGTTCGCCGTCCTCAACACCGGTAGCGGCCAGCCGACGTCCTACACGCTGAATGACAACTACGTGGCGGGAAACCGGCAGTACCCGGGCGCTAAGTTCTCGGAGCTTGGGTTCAAGTTCTCGGCGGATGGCCTGCTGACTTACAGCGCTAAGGCCACCACGTTTGGCAGTGCGACGGCTGCGGCTCCGACCACGTCCTTTACGGCGGTCCCGCCCATGGTCGGCTGGCAGGGTGTTGCGCAGATTGCTGGCGTTACCCAGACCGGTCTGCTCGACGGCGAGGTCACGATCAAGCGGAGTGTCACCGTGCTCGACTCCGTTGACGGCACACAGGCCCCTGCCGCTCTGTGGTCCGGCCCCGTTCAGGTCGACGGTAAGGCCACGCTGATCATGGAAGACGACACGGCGCTTACGCAGTATCTGACCACGGTCAAGCCGTCGATTGACTTCAACTTCACGGCCGGTGCGGGCGCTACGGGCGTGCAGCTCAAGTTGCACATGACCAAGTGCAGTATCTCCGCCGCTGACATTACGCGCGGCAAGGACTACATCGAGGTCCCGATCACGTGGACGGCGCTTGCCAACACCACTGATATCGGCGCTTCCGGCGGCTACTCGCCTATCAAGGTCACCATTCAGAACGCGATTACATCGGGGACGTACAAGTAATGATCCATATCACTCTGCCTTCCGGCAACACTGCTGATCTGCGCGACGTCGCCGACGTTACCGAGCGAGGACGGCGCCCCATCAAGCGGATTCAGACCAAGCTCGCCGGGCTTCCGGCATTCGTCAACGCTGTCGAGGAAGCCAAGGCACAGAAGGACGGCGCAGACCTCACCCCGGACCAGCAGCTCAAGATTGCGGCTGGCATGGGCGAGGCGTTCGATCTGCTGGAGGAACTGAACGATGCGCTTGTGGCTGCGCTGGTGGCTGGCTGGTCGTATGGCTTTGCTGTGTCGGCCGATGCCGCTCAGGATCTGCCGGGGCGGGACCTCGATGCGCTGAGGGCTGCGGTATCCCCGTATCTCTCGGAGCTCAACCCTGACTTTGACCCGAGCGCGGACGCCGATTCCCCTACCGGAGCCTCCGGCGCCTAACGGGGGCACTTTCCCACAAGGGTGGGAGTAACTACACGGCGGATGAACTTCCCAGCGAGGAATATCGGGTCTGGCGTCTCTGCACTCTGCTGAGGTGCCGCCCGTCCGAGTTGGACGGTGAATCCGCCGTGTCCCTTGATTGGCTGTTGGCCGTTGATGACGCCGTTGGTAAGGCGCGCAAGATCGTAGAGGAACGCGAGGCCAATGGCTGACGGTATTAGCGCAGTATTCAAGGGAACCAAGGAAGTTGGCGCCATGCTGGGGGAGATGCAAGTCGCGTCTAATGAGGCAACCAGGGTGGCGCTGAGAAAGGCAACTTCCTACACCAAGTCCCGGATCAAGGGTGGCATGCGCGGCGGTCCTCGCTGGGCTCACAAGGGGCCAGACAAGGCAACCGGCGCACCGGCGTTCCGCATTGAGCGGACACCCGACCATGTTTCGCGCGGGGGAGGCCCGGGACGGTTGACCGGCAACCTCGCTCGGTCCATTCGGACAAGCCGCCGTGCTCGCGCTGAGGGTGTCGGCGCATGGTCGCAAGTCGTCATGGCGGGCGGCAGGGGCGGGTATCAGAACCGCTACAAGGGGCGCATCGAGGCTGACTACCCGTATTTCAAGCCCGGGGTCGACAAGGCTTCGCCGAAGGTTCGCGGAATCTTTGAGGCCTCGTGGGGCGCGGCAGTCAACGGCAAGAGAGGTAGGTAAATTTACCCATGGGTGCTTTGCCTCCCGTCTTTATTGAGTTCCTCGGCCGCTCGACTGGCTTTATGGCCACGGCCAAGGGTGTCAAGACTGAGCTTGCCAGCGTCGAGCGCGATGGTGGCAAGAACATGCGCAAGCTGGGTGGCGTGGCCAAGGCTGCGTTGCTCGGTATTGGCGTTGCCGCTGGCGTTGCTGCTGTCAAGACAGTGCACATGGCCGCCGACTTTCAGACGCAAATGACCCGCGTGCGCACTGGCGCTGGCGAGGCTGCAAAGAATATGCAACTCGTCGGTGACGGCGTGCTGCATATGGCTGGCCAAGTAGGCGAGTCGACCAAGGACTTGACCGCCGGTCTGTACATGGTCGAGTCTGCCGGTTTCCACGGACAGAACGCGCTAGACGTACTGCGCGTAAGTGCCCAGGGTGCCAAGGTCGGCGCGGCGGATCTCGCCACGGTGACCGACGCTGTGACCACGGCCATGAACGCATACAATCTCCAGTCGGCAGATGCGGCGACCAACACCCAGCACACGACCGACGTGATGAACGCGCTGGTTGGTACGGAGGCTGAGGGCAAGACAAATCTTGAGGCCCTTGCGGGCAGCATGTCCGGCATCCTCCCTGTGGCCGCCGCAGCGCATGTCAAGCTCAATGACGTGTTGGGCGCCATGGCCACCATGACGTCACAGGGTACCGACGCGCGCGTTGCGGCAACCTATCTGCGGCAGACGATCGGCCAGTTGTCGAACCCCTCGGCCAAGGCTGCGGCGACCATGCAGGGTCTTGGGCTCAACGCCAACAAGGTTGCCAAGGAACTTGGTTCAAAGGGCCTCGCGGCGACGCTGACAACGCTTACGGACGCCATCAAAAAGAAGATGGGTCCCGGCGGGGATGTCTTTATCAAGACACTCCAAAAGGCGGCCAAGAGTAGCAAGGATTTTGAGGGCGCGCTCAATAAGGCCAGCGGGTCCAAGAAGACGTATATCGGCGCGCTGTCCACCATGGTCGGCGGCACCAAGTCAATGATGGGCGCGCTGGAATTGACCGGCCCGCACATGGACACGTTCAAGAAGAACGTTGCGGGCATCGGCAAACACGTCAAGGACGGCGGAAAGGAAATTGAGGGCTGGTCCGACGTTCAGAAGACGTTCAATCAGCGCATGGCGGAGTTCAAGGGCAGCGTCGAGGGAATCAGCATCACCCTTGGACAGAAGTTGCTGCCCTACGCGACCACGTTTGTCGGCTGGCTGGCCAAGGGGATCCCGCTAGTTCAGGCGCACAGCGTCTACCTGAAGACATTCGGCGCCGTGCTGGGCGCTGTCACGATCGGTCTCGCGGCTGCGTCCATCGCCTCGTGGTCCTTCACTGACTCGCTACTCGCCAATCCGGTTACGTGGATCGTCGCCGGTATCGTCGCCCTGGTTGCTGGCCTCACTCTGCTGATTGTGCATTGGCGGCAGGTGTGGTCCTGGATTCAGACGAACATTCCGGCCGTCGCCAGCGCGTTCAAGTCGACGTGGCGCGTAACACTGAACTTCTTCCATCAGGCATGGGCCATGACCATGCAAGCCGTGCACGTGGTTGTGAAGTGGTTCAATGCGAACGTGCTCGTGTGGCTTAAGGCGCGGGTTTCCGACGTGGTGGCGTGGTGGAAGTCCCACAGTGCGGAAATCAAGCAAACCTGGGCGCTGCTATGGAAGGAAATTCAGCGCTACGTCAAGGTGGGCTACAGCATCGTCAAGGTGCAGATGAAATTGCTGTGGGCGTCGATGAAAGTCTATTGGGACCTCATCTCGGGTGCGGTGAAAATCGCATGGGATTTGATCTCGGGCGCGACGCAGTTCGGCATGCACTACATCATGAACCTCATCGCGGTGGTCACCGACGTTATTACGGGCCACTGGGGCAAGGCGTGGCAGGACGTAAAGAAACTCGTCTCACAGGCTTTCACCGATATCTGGCACACGATCAAGAGCGCCACTTCCGATTTCGGGACAACGCTCCTGAGCGCCGGTAAGGACCTGATCAACGGGCTTGTTGACGGCATCAAGGGTGCGGCGGGCGCTGCATGGGACGCAATCAAGAATGTGGCCAGCGGGCTAAAGGACACCGCTAAGTCCATCCTTGGCATTAAGAGCCCCTCTCGCGTCTTCCGCGATGAGGTAGGCAAGTGGATACCCATGGGTCTCGCCGAGGGCGTCAGAGGGCATGCCAGCCACGCACATGACGCTATCCGGGCGACCGCTACCGGCATGGTCGACACGTTCTCCAGCGCGCTGGGTATCGCGTCGCCGTCCAAGGTGTTCCGGCAGCTTGGTATTTGGGTGCATGAGGGGCTTGTCGAGGGGCTCACGGGCTCGCTGTCCAAGGTCAAGAGCGCGATCAAGAAGACTGAAACTCAGCTAATGCAGGCTATGAACCGGCTGCACGATATGCACGCACCCAAGGGCAAGAAGGGTGCGAGTCTGCGGAGCTGGATCACCTCGCACGAACACGCGGTTGCCAGCCTTGAAAAGTCGGTCAAGAAGGAAGGTGCCCAGCTTGAAAAGTTGGCCGACTACCGGGATGGCGTTGCTAAGCGGCTGAAAAAGGCGCAGACCAATCTGACCAACCTGCAAAAGGCTTGGACCCAAGAGCGCGACGACGTGGCCAGCAGCATCATGCAAGGCGCGTCTGTCGTCGTGCAGAATCAGGCCGATGGTGTGTCGCTGACAGTGGGCGACGTCATGGCGAACATGCAAACCCAAGTGGCTGCGGCCACCCAGTTCGCCAACGAGCTTAAGGCGCTTAAGGAGCGCGGTCTGAGCGCCAGCCTGCTTTCTCAGATTGCGGCCGCTGGTGTCGAACAAGGTGGCGCCACCGCGCAAGCTTTGCTCGGGGCGAATAGCGGGCAGATAGCCCAACTGAATCAGATGCAGGGTCAGTTGAGCACGTCCGCTAACTCGGCTGGCGCCGTGGTTGCCGACAGCATGTACAAGAGCGGCATCGAGGCAGCGAAGGGCCTAGTCAAGGGGCTCCAGTCTCAGGAAAAAGTTA